GACGTCGGTGACCTGGTCCTTGCCGTCGACGCGGAACCAGCGACCGGCGCGCGCGTCGAACTTGACGATGGGCGTGCGGTTGCCGCCCGTGGGGATGCCGAGTGCCATGTGCGTGTGTCCTTTTCCGGTGTCTGGCCGGGAACCGCCGGCCGCGGTTCTCAGAAGCCGAAGACGCGCAGGCCGTTGGCGCGGGCCTGCGGTTCGCTCCAGTAGAAGCTGTCGTAGTTTGGGCAGACGAGCCCGGCGAGCTCGTGCGGATCGCGCGAGAGCGCAAGGAAGCGCTCGAGGCGGCGAGCGATGTTCGCCAGCGCCGCGAGGTGGTCGCGCGCGTTCTCGAGCTCGTACACCGCCGACTTCTTCGGCGTGGCGTAGCAGAAGCGCATGCCGTAGTTGCCGAACGCCGCGGCGTACACCGCGCCCTGGCGCGCGTGGGCGGCCTTGATCGCGCTCGGCAGCGTCGAGCTCGTCTTGAGGTCGACGATCACGCCGTGCCCGTGGAACACGAAGTCGGTGAAGCCGATGCACTTAACCGCCACGCCCTCGAGCGCGACCTCGACCCGGTGCTGGCGGCCGTCCTCGGGGACGTCCGGCTTGCCGTAGGCCGCGAGCTGCTTGAGCGCCTGCTCGAGCATGCCGGCGATCTTCAGCTTGGCGTCGGCGTCCTGGCAGAGCGCGTCGTACTTGGTGAGCGCGACCGGCAGCGCGTCGTGAAGCTTGTCGGGGTTGAGCAGCGCGTACTCGACGCCCGCCTCGACGGCGGTGCCGACATGCGCCGCCGGGCCGACCGGCGAGCGCATCTTGAGCAGGCGCTCCATCACCCACATCGCGGGCTCGGACGCCCAGAGGTTCAGCGACGAGGCGCTGACATGCTCGATGCCGTGCTGCGCGAAGCCGCTCATCGGTACACCGGCGCCTCTGCAGCGCGACGCTCCAGCGTCTCCTGCTCGTGGTCCTCCTCGGCGACCTGGCCGGCCAGCGCGACGTAGCCAAGCGCGTCGACCCAGTCGTCGCGGTTGAACTCGCCGTGGCGGGTGCGCGCGATCTTCAGCAGCGCCATCATGACGAGCACGTCGCAGTCGATGATGCGTACCGGCGACCCCTCGCAGGTCAGGTAGGCGTTCCACAATGCGGCGACCATCTCGTGGAGCGAGCGCACGTCGCCGTGCTGGCGGGCGCGGTCTCCACCGACCAGCCCGGCCGCGGCGTCGAGGTGTTCCTGTGCCTTCATGTCTCTCCCCTTCGGTGGTCAGTCTTCGATTTCGATGAGCGTGATCTCCGCGCGCGGACGCTCGCGGTCGATGTGATGGAAGAGGTGCATCTCGCGCACCGCGCGGTCGTTCGCGTAGACGCGGTCCTGCAAGGCATCGAGGATGAGGCTGGGGTCGAGGTCCGGCCGCTCGGTGGCGTAGAAGACATGCGCGGTCATCGCGATCGGCGCGCGCAGCTGCTTGTCCTCGGGCAGCGGCGCCACCTGGCGCGCAACGTCGGCGACGTAGCGGCGGGCCTTGAGCGACTTGATGACCCGCAGGCGCCCGCCGATCTTCACGATCTGCCGCGAGTTCGCCTTCGACGCGGGCTCGCCATGGATGACGCCGTGCCAGCGGCGCAGCTGCGGCTCGGTCATGGCGTGCCTCGACGCGCGGCCTGCAGCACGCGCTGGACGCTGGACTGCGCGACACCCAGCGCGGTGGCGATCCGCCCCTGCGACATGCCGGCGTTCGACAGTCGGATGACCGCGTCGCGATCGAGCGGCTTGCATTTCTTCTGCTGGAAGTCGTGGAACTGAGGCTGCCGTTCGGCGCACATGCCAGCCGCGCTGCTCATGTACGACGACGCCGGCGGAGGCTGCCGGCGCCAGAGAGCGACCTGACGGATCATGTGCGCGGGGATGTCCTCGTACCGCGCAGCGCCGATGTGCTTGGCGAAGCGCTGCTCCGCGTTTCGCAGCTCCACCTCGCGGTCGTAGCCTTCGAGGTCGTTGCGGCAGACCTTCTGCTGATGACCTGTCGGGCTGCCATCGTAGTAATAGGCCCCGTCCTCGTAGCTCAGCCGGCGCTTGCGCCGCGCCTGTTGGAGCGCGCCGGCCAGGCGACGCGGATCGAAGACCTCGCGCAGCTGCGCGAGCGTGGCGCGGCGGCCGGGCTGCTCGGCAACCCAAGTGCAGACTTCGTGCGTGAGGCTCATTTGCGCCCCCGCCGGGGCTTGGCGATGAGGTCTTCGGCGGTCACCCGCAGCCCCATGCTTCTCGCGATGTCGAGGATCTGCCGCTGGCGGCGCGCGGGGACGATGCCCCGCTGCTTCCACCCGGCGACGGTGCTCTGAGAGCAGCCGCACAGCCGCGCGAGGGCGATCTGGCTACCGAAGAGGCGGAACAGGTCGTCGATTGGCATGGTTAACGAAGTATTACTTCTACCGTTCGCTGTCAATCGCTTTTCCTGATTCGCTTTTCGCGAAGCCGTGTGCTTACCTCCCCGCATGTCGATTGGTCCCCGAATAGCCGAGGCGCGGCGAATTGCCGGCCTGTCTCAGAAGAAGCTCGCGGAGCTGCTCGGAACGGCGCAGAGCACCGTGTCCGCCTGGGAGAGCGACAAGAACCAGCCAAGCGTCGAGGGCTTTGAGCAGCTGGCGGCGTTGTTCAAGACCGATCCTGCCGCGCTGGCATTTGGCGATACGGCCAGGAACGTGCCTGCCGTCCCACTGAAGCGCCCCGCATCGATCCAGCTTGGCGACGACGAGTTCGTGCCTGTTCCGTCCTACGACATCCGAGCAGCGGCCGGACACGGCGCCGTCAATTTCGACGAGCAACCACAGCATTTCCTGCTGTACCGCCGCGAATGGCTGCGGTCGGTGTCGGCGTCGTCGATCGACGGCCTGGCCGTCCTGCGCGTCAGCGGCGACTCAATGCAGCCGACGCTGCAGGACGGCGACACGGTCCTGGTCGATCGCTCGATCCGTCGCGTCGGGCGCGATGGCCTCTACATCATCCGTAGCGGCGACGAGCTGCAGGTGAAGCGGGTGGCGGCGCACCCGCAGACCGGCGCCCTTACCGTCAAGTCGGACAACCCGGCCTATCCCTCCTACGACGGCATCTCGCCAGATGCGATCGCGGTGCTGGCCCGCGTCATCTGGATGGCGAGGCGGGTCTAGACTATCGCTTTTAGCGATTGACTAGGTACATCTAAGCCGATATCGTCCCATCCGTTGCCGCCCCATCGGCGGCCGGAGGAGGGACGATGAACAAGCTGACCAATCGCGAGATCGAGTACGCCGACCGCCTTGTGGCAGAGAACCTGCCGTTCTGCGGCGCGCTGACGCTCGACCAGCTGATCGACAAGTGGGCGGACCACGGTTACCGCCCGACGCTGCGCACCGATCTCGGATACGCGCAACTCGCTGACGCTTACGACCGCCGTGCCGCCGAGCGCGGCATCGACGTGCGCGCCTACCGCGGTTGAGGGGGCGCGCATGACCGACACCCTCGCCGAGCTCCGTCAGCGCCTCGCTGACGTCGAGCGCTTCCTGCTGATCGAGGAGGCCGCCGACCGCGGCGCGGACCTCCAGAAGATCAGCAGGCTCCGAGAGCACCGCATCAGCCTGCAGGTCGAGATCGACGCGCTCGTCGCGTCGAGGATCGCGGGGGCCGCATGAAGATGCCCTCGCTGTCCGACTGGGCGGTCGGGATCATGGCCGTCGCGATGATCTACGGCCTGCTCCTGGTGACGCCATGAGCAGGCCCATCGCCACCGGCTACCGCGCCGACCTGCCGGTGACGCCGGCGACCTTGCGCGGGCGCATCGCGATCCGCGCGGAGCTGCTTCGCGGCGTCGACGTCGAGAGCGTCCGCTACCTCAACCAGCAACAGCGCATTGCCGAGCTCGAGCGCCAGCTCGCTGCGCTGGAGGGCGGACGATGAGCCGGTGCTACGCCAGCCTCATGCCGTCGCGCGATGGCATCGTGTCGGTGCGCCACTACACCGGCGATGTGGAGTTCGTCTGCATCAGCGTCGGCGACGTCACGCTGCAAGTTTCGGTCCACCAGGCCGACCGCATCCGCGACGAGATCGCCGCGGCGTTCCGGCGCCCGCTCGAACTCGAGGAGGTCAACCGATGACCGACGAGCAGGAGCGCCTCGTGCGCGCCAGCGGCGAGGCCTGGGCGTGGATGGACGAGGACCGCCGATCGCGCGGCACCGCTGCCTACTGGCTTGCCTTCGCAATGCTCGGCGTCGCGACTGGTGCGGTGGTCATCGTGCTGGCGGGGTTGCGATGACCAAGCCATCGAGATGGATCACGCAGATGGTGGTCGCCGGCAATCAACTCTCGGGAGAAACCGGAGCGTTCGTGAAAACCCTGCGCGCGGCCATCGAGAGCGGCGAAATGACGCTCTCAGGCTCCGAGGACTGGGCGACCTTCGTCGCCACAGGCCTGACACGCGTTCAGCGCGCCGTTGATTTATTTGAAGCGATAAAAGCCGACGGTGGCGAGCTTGTGAACCAGCAGAACATCAGCGTGCGTCGCGCGCTTGTGAAGGCTGCGCCATGAGACACCCGCAAGCTGCTGTTCCATCCATTGCAGAACGCATCGCGCGCCAGCATTGGGATGCCTGCCTGTTCATCAACGGAAAGCGCATCTCAGGCATCGCGTGCTGGGACGGGCTGTCGCACAACGCGCGCCAGGAGGTGCTGGCGCAAGTCGAGGCGGTGCTCGCCGCAATCGAGGCCGCCGGGATGGCGGTGGTGGAAGGGGAGGATGGGCGATGAGCGACAATCAGAAGGCACATGATATCGCGACGACAGTCGCTTGGATGCGCGCCGAGATCACCCGCCTCCGCGCCCGCGTTGAGGTGCTGGAGCGGGCATTGCATGCCGCAAAGGATGCAATGGCTGCCGTGTCGGTTCCTCGCGACAACGAACGTGCAATCCTGTTTCAGGCATATGATGCCGCATTGGTTGCGCTGGAGGCCAAGCCATGAGCGCCGAGGGAGTGCTGCGCGAGCTTCTCGCCAAGCAGATCCTCTTGCGGATGGACGACCAGCGCGAACTCGCCGTCCATCGCGCGGCCAACGAGATCCTGCGCGAGATCGTGGCTACGCAGCAGAAGCTGCTGGAGGCGACATGCGCGAAGTCCATTGGCTGATGCTGGTGATGAGCGCCCTGCTCATCGCCTTGGGACTGTTCATGTGATCCTGGAGGGGACAATTACGCTGAAAGAATACTACCGAGTGTGCGACGCCGAGCAGCACCAGACCGAGTGCCTGCGCGCTGCCGAGCGGATCGACAAGGCCAAGGCCATCGCGAAGCGCGAGCTGGCCGCGACCATGGCCCGCTTGCGGGAAGCCATCGCGGGAGAGGTGGACGAGGTTGCCGAGGGCGACATCGCGGACGACTGGCAGGCGACCCTGGATCGCATAGACGATCTGGTGTCCGAGGAGTGCTGGGATGCCGTCAGCAAGATCAACGAGGGGGCTGGGCGATGATTACCGAAAAGATGTTCGTGCCGGGGGCTGCGCTTGATGCGCTGCGCCTCGCTTTGCAGGCCGAGAACAAGAAACTGCGCGCCGAAAACGAGCGCCTCCGCGCAGAGGTTCTTGAGCAGGCCCGACTGCTAGGCATGAGCGGGGAGCGGGAGGCGAAGCTGCTCGCCCGCGTGGAGGAGCTGACGGATGCGTTGATCGACGCCCGTCATAACGGTCTCATCTACTGGAACCCAATGACAGCGCGCGGAGCCGTGGGGCGAGCGGCAATGATGGCTCGTATCGACAAAGTTCTGAACAAGTAGGCCAAGCCATGAAACTTGGGCAATTGCGATCCTTGATTACCTCCCTGATAAAGGATCACGGCGCCGACTCAACCGTCAGCGTGGTCTTTCCGCACGGCAATCGCGCGAAGACCGGCCACATCACCGGCTATGCGGTGCTAAATCGCGAGAAACGCCCGACGATCAAGCTGCTAGTGACCCGAGAGGAGGCCAAGCCATGAGCCTCCACACCGTCGCCGCCATCGTCGCGGTCACGAGCTACGTCGCCCTGTGGGTCATCACCCTGTGGATGGCGCAGAAATGACGCCCCGCCTCATCCGCCGCGCGCAGGTGCTCGAGCTGCTGGGCGTGTCTGGATCAACGCTGCATCGCTGGCAGGCGGCGGGCATCGTGCCTGGGCCGTTGCCGGGGACGGCGGTCTGGGACAGGCATGCGATCGAACGTGCGATTGATCGGGCCAGCGGGATCGAGCAGCCTGCGCCGCCTCGCAGCGAATGGTTGGAGGCACTCGACCGTGCAGACGCTTAGGCTCCGCGGGATCAAGCGCTACGTCAGCGGCGGGCGCACCTACTGGTACTTCCGCCCCACCGGCGAGCGGCTGCCAGACGAGCCGCATGCGCGCGCCATGCGCGTGCTCGAGATCCAGAAGGAGCGCGAGCGCTTCAAGTTGACGGGCAAGGCGGTCTACGCGCCGGGCTCGTTCGACGACCTCTGCGACGCCTACCTGCGCAGCGACGACTACGGGAGCCTCGCGCTCACGACGCGCGGCGACTACCGCGAGCGCATCGACTGGCTGCGCCAGCGCTTCGGCGCGCTGCAGGTCTCGGGCATCGACCGCGAGTTCGTGGTCGCGCTGCGCGACAAGCTGGCGGCGAAGCCGCGCGCGGCGGACTGGATGCTGCAGGTGCTTCGCCGGCTGCTGTACTTCGCGCTCGACCGGCCGTCGCGCTACGGCCTGCAGTACAACCCGGCCGCCAGGTTCAAGCGTGCGTGGCGGCCGTCGGCTAGCAGCAACCGGCCGTGGACGCCGGCCGAGGTTGCGGCCATGACCAAGGTGCCGGGGCCGATCGCCACCGCCGTGATGCTGGGCGCCCATCTGGGTCAGCGCGAGGGCGATGTCCTGCGCCTGACCTGGGCGCAGTTCGACGGCGAGGCGGTGACGCTGCGCCAGTCCAAGACCGGCGAGCAGCTGGTCGTCCCGGCGCACCCTGAGCTCGTGGCGTATCTCGAGCGCCTGCCGCGGATCGAGCTCGGCACGATCGTGGTCGGGGCGCGCGGCCGGCCTCTGACCGGCAACGGGTTCCGGACGCTGTTCCAGCGCCAGCGGGCAGCGGCGGGTGTCTCGGGGATCACGTTCCACGGGCTGCGGCACACCGCGGCGCAGGCGCTGGCGGAGGCCGGCTGCAGCGAGGCGGAGATCCGCGCGGTGCTCGGTCACCGCACCTCGCAGATGGCCTCGCACTACACGCGGCGGGCCGACCAGGCGAGGCTTGCCGGAGCCGCCGTGGAGAGGCTCGTCGGCTTGAGCAAGAAGAACAAAACCGGGGCCAAAATGTCTAAGACCCCTCGGAAAAGTGTCTAAAGAACGGAACCAGTACCACCTAAGTCGTTGATTTCGCTGGTAGCGGCGGGCAGATTTGAACTGCCGACCAAGGGCTTATGAGGCAGCAGCTTAACCTGCTGCATCAATGGCTTGCGTGTCTATCGCCCTGCGGCGCCGCCACTGCGAATCAATGGGTTGCGGCCCGAATGTCTATGAGGGCCTTGGCCTCGCTCCGCACCGCTTCCACGCGCCTGCTCCACCCCTTCCCGAAGGTCGGCCAGATGGGCAGCGCGCGCAGGAACTCGAGGCGCAGGTCGCAGATCCGATCGATCGTGGCGACGGGGTCTGCGGCGGTCGCCAGCGCCACGGTACGCGGCCCGATGGAGCCGTCGACCGCGGCGCCAACGGCCTGCTGCAGCAACTTGCCGGCGCGTCCTGTGCCGCTGTTCACCGCCACATCGAACACCGCCAAGTCGACGCCGGCCGGCAGCTCGTCGGCGCGCACCGCGTTCCAGTAGCGCTCACGGTAGAGCGGCGCCACGAGCTCGGGCGTCAGCGCCCGCATCGCCGCCTCGTCGGCCGGCTGGTTCGTCCAGCTCTCCCAGACGCGCTGGGTGACGCCGAGGTTGGTGCGGCCACCAGGATCGGCCGGATGGTTGACGTAGCCGCCCTCGTGCTTGAGGACCGCGGCCAGCGCCGTCGGCCAGGTCGCCGCGCTCATTTCTGCCCGCCGGCCAGCAGCTGCGTCTTCTGCTGGCTGCTCGAGGAGGAGCCGAAGTAGTAGGCGATCACCTGCTCGGCCTTGGCGCTGACGAACCCGATCAGCGTGCCGACGGTGGTCGCCATGAGCGGGTCTTTCATGCCGTCCACGAGGCCGAGCAGAACGAGGAACACCGTCGCCATGAAGCCGGCCACCACCACGAACGCCAGCACCCGCGGCATCCAGTCGCGGACCTGCGCCTCGCGGCGGCGGGCGCTGTCACGGTCGCCGGCTGCGATCTTCTCGAGGTCGATGTCGAGCTCGCGCATGCGCACGGCGAAGTCCTGGTCCGCCTGCTTGAGCTTGAGCAGCTGGTCCGGCGTCGCCGACGCCATCGCCTTGGCGACATCCTTCTCGCTGCTGTCGCCCGGCAGCCCGAGCACCTCGGCGACGACCTTCATCGCCATGCCGCCGAGCGGCCCGCCGATGGCAGTGGCGATGCTCGGCGCCACCGCGCCAACGATCTTGAGCAGGTCCATCAGCGCTTCCTCATTTGCAGGATGACCGAGATCTTCTGGCGCAGCCGGATGAGGTCGTTATCAAGCATCCGGATGCGATCGATCAGCGCGATGAGCGTGGCGCTCGCCTCGCTCAGCACCGGCTTCACGATCGTCGTGGCCCATTGCCAGACATAGAAGACGAGGTACGCCATGCCGACGGCCGCCACGATGGGGAAGCCGTATTGCGTCACGAATGTCGAGAGCTGCTGCATCAGTCCTTCCTTGCGTCGTCTCTGTCGGATCTCGCCACGCGCTCGGTGTCCGGCTGCACGTTCAGCGCGGACGAGATCAGAAGATCGATCCGCACGATGTCGTGGTTCATCGTCTTCACGCGGCTATCGAGCGCGGAGATGATGGCGGTCAGGTTGCGGATGCTGCTGTCCACGCCGGCGAGGATGAACTTGAGCGTGAGGAACACGAACGCTCCGGCGCCCATCGCAGAAGCGATCGGGAAGCCGACGTCGCCGATCAGCCGAAACGCCGCCTCTGCTTCCATCATCGCTTTGCCTTCTTGGCGCGGCGCCGCACGCGATACGCCGCCG